TACTCAGTCAAGACTTCCTTCGGTACTCAGTCAAGACTTCCTTCGGTACTCAGTCAAGACTTCGAATTATAATACAATCATTCTCTACCTCGATGTTTACTTCTGTTCCCTCGTACCACCCCTTCTCATCACATATCCATTCCGGTATCGTAATAACATGTTCCCCACTTACTGGGTCGATCTCTACAGTCGTAAAATTTTCTTGCGGATTTTTTTGCATATCTTTGAATCCTTGATGCCATTTTTTATATATGAAAAATTTTTTTATTAGACTGATATCACGAACGGACTTTGGGTCGTTTATAGCTTAAAGTAGTAGGGGGGTTTTATATACGGGGCACGGCAACGGTTAACATAAGGGGGGCAATCACCCCCCACTGCTGTTTACGAACGAACGGCATAAAGTCTAAGTTCCTTCTTAATGTCTCTGCCTATGTTTTTCATAGTGCGACAATCACTAGGAGTTCTTGATGTCACTACCCGTGCCTGTTTGTATACATTATGATTCCAAATGCAATGCTTACCATTACATCGGGTTAATGAAAAATTAGCGGTTGTCATTTTGATTTCAATTTGTCTTTGTAGTTTCATGAGGAAAGTAAAGAGAAAAAAACGAAAGAGGAATCAACCCTCTAGAACCCAGGTTCCCAGTTCCCCGGCATCCAGTCGCTGGTTCATCAGTGCCCACCATGGAGAATCGATGAACTCATCCAGCAACCCCAGGTGATGAACGAACCGCAACCCCTGTAACCAAGAGACGGTGCCATCCCATTCAGCAGAGGTGAGGAACTCATCCCAGATAAGGTCGGAACGCATGAGGTGCTTTGCTTGGTTCCTCCATATTCTACAGCATCGCACCCCCCTGCCAACCCCCTAAACGATAAGGGTTGCTGATGAGGGTGATAAGATTATTTGTCTACACTTTGGAACTTATTGTTGCTGAAATTAGCATAACTGAACTGTTCACGATTGACCAACTTAAATGTGCCGAACTCATTAGAGTAGACATAACCCTCACCACCGATTGGAGTTTGTCCGATATATGCCTTTGGACCATTATTCCGACAGAGATAGATAGCATCCTCTTTAATGGACTTAACTAACAACCAGAAACTGATGAGTTTTTCATTCATAAAGGTGGAAGCAATCACAGGACGATTCTCACGGATGCAAGAATTAAGTTCCTGTTTAATCAGTGTTGCTTCCTTATCTGATACAAACTCAATGTTCTGTGCCATAACCTTAGCAAACTGAATCACATCGTCTAAGTCATGGAATCTCTCCAGTCCATCATCATAACGACCGGAGAAGATACGGGCACGGGGTTTCACAATCTTACAATAGAATGTGTCAGTCATAGTGAAGTTCATCGGATGTGCGATTGCATCCCTTAAGTCACTCTCTGCTGTGTAGTAAGTATGAGGGGCAATGATAATCTCCTCCTCTACAATGTTATCGAACTGATAGGTGATTGTGTTCGGTGTATATTCATCAGACCCACCGAATCCGATAAAGTCACCCTGAAAGATGCCGTCAGTTAGTGGAAGATAGTCATAGCACTTATGAAGAATATTAGCAACATTGCCCGTGTGGTTAGCATCAATATCCTGATGCGATTCATTGATTTTGATCTTTACTTTGTTAAAGACTGACTTAGTACCAACGAAGAAATTACCGGTCGCAGGATTCTTTCCCCATACGATTGCCGGTGCCCCATCCATCTTTACTGACAGATTGCCCTCATTACGTAGACAATCAAGAGCACTTAAATCACCAGTGAGAATGGAATCTTCGGGATGTTCGATGTGCTTGTTTTGCATAATGTTGAGAAAAAAGTGAATGAATAAGGTGGGGAGTTTGTATCAGATAGGGAAGGAAATATTCTTTGCCTCAGGATTGCAACGATATTTGCCGGGGTCACTACCTTTGTAGGACGAACATGCACCGGCATGGATATAAGCAGGAACTGCTACGTTATCACTGGAAACCCACAAAGTGCGACGGGTAGTGATTGAAGAGGCAATGCGGAACATATTAGAGAATGATGAGAATGAGAACGATTGAGTAAAAGCGGGCATAACATGATGCCCACTCTTTTTTAGTTTTGATCATGCAAGACGCATTCCTGAAGTGAACTTAACGGTTTGCATTTCGTTGAATGTTTCATTAAAGACACGAACAAACCAGGTCCAATTCTGTTGAAATACCTGCTCATTCTTTGTTCCACAGGTATATCCAAATTCATTGAGAAGTGCATTTAGACGGGATTTTGTGGTCTGTGATTGATAACCACCATCATAAAGTTTCATTGAATCTTCATCAATCTCAGCAATCAAGTTGCCATGAAGATAAACCTTTGAGATACCATCTTCAAGGGTAACTGATGTGTTCGCAGATGTCCAGTTAGTATTATCTTTGATTGCTTGGATCATCTGCTGTTCGATTTTACGCATGAGAGGCAGGTAGAAGGGTCTGAGAGGAGTGGAGAGGTGCTGTCCCCTCCACTCCTATACAATACACGGTTTTGAGGTCTGTGCCGAAACCTTGTGCCACTTTGACCAACTGTCCACTGTCGGCCGCTCTGAGTATCATTTAGTGGGGAGATTGCCTCCCCTAAGTGTTAATTAACGACTGTGAGTTCTACATTCTTTGCCATCCAAATCTGTTCGATGATATCATCAAGAGTAGCAATCTGTTCATCGAAAGTATTATCTTTCGTAATAGAACTACACCTGATAAGTTCACCTCTACGGTCTACAAGTGCCATTCTTAAGTTAGTGCCAGAAATGTTCATTAAGTGTTAGTTAGTGAGTGAATGAGTAGGTGTTACTTACATAATGTGCTCTAGAGCAACTTTACCATAAACTTCATAGAAACAATCCCATGCCCATATATCATGTACGAATGAATTACAACCTTCTACCTGATCAACAATCCAATCATATGCCATATCTAAATCAGCATCCATTTCACCCACAAAATCATACAAACCTTCCATTGCTGATTTGAAATTAGGGTCTTCCATTAGTGATAATGCTGTCTTGCCAGTCTCATTATCACGAATAATCATTTGACCTTCGATGTTGTATGCTTTGGAGAATTGTGGCATTTTGTTAGTTAAAGAATGAATGAGTAAGTGTTAAACAGTGAGTAAATCAGTCTCCCAATTCGATAACAGTATGCCCGAGGTAATCTTCAACCCAGACAGTGGAATTAGACTCACTATACATCGAATAAGCAACATCGATTGCATGATCCTGAGAGGAGCAATTCTCAGTTTCGTTAAGTGCTGGACAGTGAACAGTGTAAAGCAAAATTGAACTCGTTTCTTTGACTCTTTAATAATACACGATTTTGAGGTCTGTGCCGTGACCTTGTGCCACTTTGTCCGACTGTCCACTCGCGGCTGACCGGTTTGTGTTACTTAGTGATTTTCTTAAGTGTTAAAAAGGATTTGTCCATGCATGATGTTTAGCAGAACTAATCTTACCGTCTTTGAGTAATCCATCACATACACGACAAAATACTTCAAACTTTTCTAATCGTGTCATGTTAGGATTAACGTCCCTTGCAGTTTCACCGACGATTCTTAAAACTTGTCCTTTGAGCATGATGTTACTTAGTGTGAGGTGAGTGAGTGTTACTTAGTAGTCTATCTTACCGTTGAGATATCCTTCCACATCAAACTTCTTATCATCTTCTCCCTCTTCTTTATATTCAATCACATCATAAATCTCACCCGGCATGTCATTAATCTCAGAGAAAATGTCAGTGTCGAAAGTGTCGTAATCCATTTTAAAAAAGTGTTAGTTAGTGAATGAATGAATGAATGTTACTTAAGCAAGAAGATTATCAATCACACGTTCAACATCTGCCGAAACTTCAATGCCTTGAGATTCACAATAATCAAGACACATTTGAAGGTCAGGTTGCATCTCCTCTACGAAATCATAGAGGGTTTCAAATACAGTTTGAGAACAAGTCATAATGTTAGTTAGTGAGTGAATGAGTAAGGGTTACTTAGTCTATAAGTTCTTTCATCATTTCATTTACTTCTAATCCGTTGATATTAACATCGTCCCACTTACAACTATCTGGGGTTTCTTTACTTCCAGCATCGTGAATCATACTCACCAGATGACCATAAGTTCCACCATCCCTTGCAACATCACATGCCAGTTCATACAAACCAGGATCATTTCCGATCCAGAGAGCAACATTCCAGGTCTCCCAATTTGTCCAACCGTTGTAACCTTGCATTTGGTAAATTCCTTTGACTCTTTAATAATACACGATTTTGAGGTTCGTGCTCATTTATTGTGCCACTAATACTTTTGGCACATAGTATCACTTACACAGTACGAATCGTGATACCCATCATTAACTCATGAGCAACATCGATAGAGTCATCTTCCCTTACGATTGGAAGATTAGTATCAACAAACTCCGAAGCAAGATCCATCATTAACTCATGCATTCTTTCATCTCCTGCAGCAAACTCAGCAAACTCTTCAGAGAATCCTGATGCTAACCTACGAATTGCTTCGTCATGTACATTGAGAACGGTCATTTTGAAAAAAAGTGTTAGTTAGTGAATGAATGAATGAATGTTACTTAGCAGGGAAATTCTTGCAAACTGCATCACATAGCACAGATGTTAAAGCATCCTTTGCCTCTTCAAAATTATCCAACTCACCCATATCATCACACTCATCAATAAGTGATTGAAAATATTGTTCTAGAGTTGCCGTGATATCTTCCATTAACTGTTCACGACTAGTTAACATGTCAAGTGTGTCGTTGTTAATCATTTTTAGGGTGAATTCCTGATGACTTAACTACAATACACGATTTTGAGGTCTGTGACCATATTGTGTGCCACTTCCCCGACTGGCACACTCATAAGGTCTCTCTATGGGTCTTATAAGGTCTTCTAATGCCCTCTTGTGCCAGTCGGGGAAGTGGCACACTAATACACGTCTGCGGTCTCTCTGATGCTAATATCAACATTCTCGTCACCTTCCAGTCCTAAGATATCATTCCAATTGATATCTTCCAAGTTTAAATCATCATAACACTCAATGTCTAATGTAACACTTATGATGCGTTTGTGTGCGTACATGTGTATCTCGTGTGATGTGTGTTATAATGTGTTATGTGTATCTCGTATGTTATGCGTAATGTTTATACGCAAGCTCTACGTAATCACATGTATCTCGTGCGTACTCATCATCTATCTCGTATGTATCCTGGGTACTATGTGTATCTCGTAGTGTATATGTATCTCGTGCATAATGCTCACACATCTCGTCCTTATAGTACGTATAAGACTCGTTGTTATAATGATACTGTAACTCGTGGTCTTCGTAATACATGGTGTCTCGTCGAGATTTGTATGTTACCTTGTTATTATACAGACATCTCGCACGTATGTCAAGTATGATCTCGTGCGGTATTCATAAGCATTATTTATCAATCTCGACTATAAAAAATGTGTGGGTCTCAGAATTTTTATGCGGGGGGTATTGACAGAATGCTCTGAGTGTGCTATGCTCGCAGGTAAAGGTCACAAGGACTGAGGGGTTTATAAGAGGTTTATAAGAGGTTTATAAGAGGTTTATAAGGGGTTTAGATTTCCACAAATAAGTATTCAATTCTCATAAAAATCAGAGTATTTATAACTCTTTTCAGAACACTAAATCAAATAAAAACAATAATTAAACAATAATGTAATAATCTTTACCACTAAATAAAAACAGTGGTAAACTATAAGCAATGCAATCCAGATTTATAAGGTTTGAGAATACAAAACATCTGAAAGATTATGAAGGTTATGGTATTGATGTGGAAGGTAATGTATGGTCATTTAAGCAAAAGAAACCAAAGATGCTTTCTCCTGGATGGAAAAAGAAGAATCATGGATATAGATCTGTTGTATTAACACCTAAGGATAAAAGCAAACCTTTAAAGAATTTCTTAGTTCATAGATTAGTTGCATTAGCATTCATTCCAACTGATGACATCACAATGCAAGTTAATCATATCAATCGTAATAGTACTGATAATACAGTAGAAAACTTAGAATGGGTAAGTAGAGAAAAGAATATATCTCATAATGATAAAGTGAATGGATTTAAATTAGATTCTTACATATTAGCAAAGATAAAAGAAGTTCACTCTGCTTCTATAAGAAAAGGTCTTCCAGTTCCTACTTCCTATGAGTTTATGAATAGTATAATAGAAGGTTCATTAGAACAATATATCAATCAGTATGGTTTGCGTAAAGTAATGAATCAATTACCGAAACCAAGTTAATCACTTTACCTCACCCAAGTGATAGTTGCTTCTACTACATCACCAACAGAGTTGGGCATCTAGGTGCCCTGTGGGGGTTAGGTGGACAGTTCTTATTCTGTCTCATAGATACTCTTCAGTACACTTTTATTAGATTACCATTTATCTATCGGACACCGACTCACACCAAACTTCACCTTATGAGACAAATGACAACCACACTGTCTACACCTATTCTGTCTTACACTATAATAATCACACTTCTTACATATATCTAACCTTTCCTTCTGTTCTTCTTTAGATAGAAGTAACTTAGTCTCAT